GAGCGGGTGAGGTTTCTTTCCTAGGAGATTACACTGTCTGCTCTCAAAATTTCGCACTCGTTGATCACCCTAATAATATTGCTTTGGATTATGTGGTTAGTGGGCCTGTGTCAGGAATCACATCAACCTCAGAGGACCTTTCAAACTCAACCAGACTAGGGACTGCTGATTGTGGTGCCTTTGAGAGGCCTAGACTTAAAAATCAAGTTACCCCTGTTAACCTATTCTAATGTTACTCAAACTAAAATTTGGTATCAGACCTGTCACTAACTGCGCTGGTGGCTGTTGACGACCTTCACTTACCCTGCATCAAAGGGAAGAATTTAAGGTAGATCAACCAAGTAGTAGCGGATCCGAAGCAGCCCGAGAAAAGGGCGTGTAGGAACGTATTGCCTTCTGCCTTTGAGAATGGATTCCAGTAAAGCATACCCCAAAATACACCTGCCCAGAACGCTGTGCAGAGCATGCAGTTAACGAGTTTGCCTAGAGGAGGCACCCAAGCTGATATCAGCTTTCTAACCGGCTCCATAATTGCCGAGCTTACAATGATAGTGGTCATTCCATAGACCGCTAAAACCCAAATCAAAACGCTTACTAAGTAATCCATTATGGTAATCCGTGTGTTTTATCAACTGGTAATCTGGCGTGAGGGATTGTGCTCGCATGATAACTCATAAATTTTTCTCTCGCAGCAAACCACCCATCTCTCATTATACCAGGAGATTCATGTAATGCAATAATAGGCACTGTGTAATTCGAGAAACCTTGTAAATATGCATTATATGTAAGATGAATGTCGTAAAAATCCCAACCTGTTTTTAGGTAGTCTGGCTGCTCCAATCCAACTTTCTTTATAGTTGCATATGTAGCTGCTAATAAACAACCATCAAGGACAACCACTTGACCACTCTTACCGAAGTAATTAGGTGTCATGGTTTCATGATTTGAACCTTGAAACACGAAACCTCTGGCGCTTCCCGTATTCCTTGCATTCCACCAACCACCTTCAGTGGGTATGTGGCAAGAACCAGCTAAACCAACAAATCCCACTCCCGGTTTTCGGGCTATTCTAAGGTTTTTAATTAATTCATCCGGCATAGAGAGTATCTCTATGTCATCATGACACAGCACTATAATATCTCCATCTTCTAATGGAGATTGTTTAAAGAATTTAATATTCTCTTTATGTCCTTCATAAATAGAGTTAGCATCGTAAGAAACATGAACAGATAGAGCTTCATTACCCTTACAGTAATTAATGAGCTTGTTTAATGATTCAGGTTTCTTACCTGATCGACTGCAAACAGAAAAGAATATCATGAATAATAATAGCGAAGATCTTGAGAAAATTGCACAAGAATTCAAAAAATGTTCTCGTGATTGCGAATATTTTACAAACCACTACATCAAAGTTGTGCATCCGATGAGAGGTCTGGTTAACTTTAAACTATATCCTTTCCAGGCTCGCATTTTGGATGAGTTTCAAGATTACAGACTAACCATTCTGCGTAAGTTTAGACAAGCAGGCTGCACAACATTGATGGCTGCTTACGCTTTGCACTTTTGTATTTTTGGTACAAATAAAAGAGTTGCTGTTTTGTCGAAGGGTGATGCTGAAGCCAAAGAGGTTATTTCTCGTATTAAAATAATGTATGAAGAACTTCCTTTTTGGATGAAGCCTAAAACAACAAGAGATAACGACCACACACTCTCTTTTGAAAATGGATCTTCTATTCAGTCCAAGGCTTCAGGAAAACAATCAGGAAGGTCCATATCAGCCTCTCTGTTGATCTTAGATGAGGCAGCCTTCATTGAGCACATTGATACGATTTGGGCCGCTGTAGGGCCAACTACGTCCACTGGGGGACGTGTTGTGTGCTTGTCTACAGTGAATGGTATCGGTAATTGGTTTCATAAGATGTACACCCAAGCAACTGAGGGTGACAACGGATTTCATCCAATTGATATTAAATGGCAAGAACACCCAGAGTATAAGCGTCAGAAAGGCTTTGATTGGTTATATGAACAGATGGAAACATGTAACCCTCCAATAAATGTAGACAAATGGGAAGAGCAAACTCGAAGAAAACACAGCTACAAAGAATGGCTGCAAGAATACGAGGCAAGCTTTCTAGGGACTGGTGAGACATATATTGAGGGTGAAATTCTTAGAAACTTAAAAGAAAATTGCAGTCAAGATTACTGGATCAAATACAACAATAGGATGAGAGTTTGGGAAGATCCACAACCAAATCATGAGTATGTTCTCGCTGCTGATCCATCGATAGGTCGTGAGAGGGACTATTCAGCATTTCATATTATTGACATCTATAATGGTAAACAAGTGGCTGAATTTTATTCAAACAAAACACCCATCAATGAGTTTGCAAAGATTATAGCAGATGAGGGAAGACTTTACAATACTGCTTTTGTTTGTCCTGAGAGAAATGGTATAGGCAACAACTTAATTTATTTCCTTCAGGATGAGTTGGAGTATGAAAATCTAGTAATGGATGGCAAAAGAGAGATCGGAATTATGATCACTCAAAAGAATAAAGAAAATATGTTGGCTGATTTGGAGCACAATATAAGATCTGGTAAAGTTTTAATTAACTCCGATCGGCTGGTCAACGAGCTTTTAACATTCATTATTGACTCAGATACCGGCAGAATCAAGCCAGACACAAACTGTCATGACGACTTAATAATGTCTTTTGCCGCTGCCATCAATACTTTTAATAACTTAAGAGGGAATGCCTTCATAGAAAAGGCGGAAGATAAAACTTATATCCCTGCGGGCATACGTAACGCTCATACATATAAGATGAAGACATCTAACGATGCACTAACCGAAGAGAATATTGAATGGCTTCTAAGAAAATAAGAGAAGGTGGCGAAGGTTACACTCAATTTGCTGATCCCCAAAAGCCATACAACCAACCTTATGGCTTGCTAGGCAGATTTTTTAAAAAATTCTTTGCAAGAGAAGTTGAGGATCATAAAGACAGTCAATATGTAGATCCCATAACTCGAAGGTCGGTTGATGCACCGAAGCCCTTGGCTGGTGATACGCTCCAGTCGAAAGAAGTTATTAAGATCCCACCCGCAGAATTTGGTCACAAAAGAACCTATTACCCTATTCTGCCTCAAATCGAGTTTGACAGGAAGAGAAGATATAAAGAGTATGAGGACATGGATGGTTATCCTGAAATATCGTCAGCTTTTGACATTTACAGCGATGACTGCACTCAGGAGAATATTGATGGTACGCCTTGGAATGTTGTCACTGATGACGAGATGACCAAGCAGGAAGTTGAAAGTATGTTTGAACAAACAAACATGACTCGATATCTTTGGGACATATCCAGAAATGTTGTTAAGTATGGTGATATCTTTCTTGAAACAATAGTGGATCTCAACAACGTAAAGAGAGGTATTCAACGTATTAAGATTCTTAATCCCAATTACATTTTCAGAGTTGAGGATGAGTTTGGATATCTCAAGCAGTTTCTACAAGAGATTCCACAAAAAAATGACTACACAACTTACGGGTCAATTGGCCCTCATTTAGATGACGCTAAGATGATTAATCTGGACCCTGGTCAGATTATTCACTTTAGATTGCATACCTCGGATCCAACTCACTACCCTTACGGTAAGTCAGTAGCTGCGGCTGCTCGGGTTACGTATAAGAGTCTTAAGATGATGGAGGATGCGATGCTCATCTATCGCTTGGTTAGAGCGCCTGAGCGTCGTATATTCTACATTGACACTGGGTCGCTGCCTGCTTCTAAGGCTGAAATGCACATTAAGAAGCAGATGGATAAGTTTAAGAAACGTAAGAGTTACAACGCGCAAACAGGTAATATTGAAGAAAACTTTAACGCCTTAGCTGCCGATGAAGACTTTTACATTGCAGTTAACGGTAAGGGGACAGGCACAAAGATCGACACCCTCCCAGGTGCTGAGAATCTTGGAGAGGTGGATGACGTTAAATACTTTAGGGATAAATTACTTGCTGCACTAAAGATTCCAAAAGATTACATTGTCGAGAAAGATCAATCTCCTGAGCGCAAGGCCAACTTGTCTCAACTTGACGTTAAGTTTGCTCGTGTCATCACCAGAATTCAAAAATCTATAGAGTTAGGTTTGGAGACAATAGCTAAAAGACATTTAATGCTCAAGGGTTTTCCCACGAGTTTGATAACCAAGCTTAAAATTAAACTTCCTGCCCCCTCAGACATGGCACTCAAGAGAATGCTTGATACTGACGAGCAGAAAGCGCGGGTGGTTCAGGCTGTTAAAGGTTTGGGCATTTTCCCGATTGAGAAGATTTACAAAGATTACTATCAAATGTCGGATAGTGAAATTGAACAAACTAAAAAAGGTCTAGAACAAGATCAAAAAGATCCCGCTCTTAATCAGGCCATGGCTGGCGGATTACCCCCTCCAGGAGGAATTCCCCCTGGTGAGCCTATTGAGTCGGCTGAGAATGTCCCTCCCACTGCGGCGGAATCACTCGACTATGATTATATGAAATCATTGGCTATCGAGTCGGATTGTGATGATGAACTAATTCAACTGCTTGAGGCTATGCGTCAGAAAGATCATTTTAATAAAGCAACGTCTAAAGACGGCTCTAAATAATTTTGTAACAAGTGTATTTAATATGTTAACGAATCTGATTGAAAATCGTGGAAAAGAATTCAGCAACCTTATCAAAATTGGTGATTATCTGGCTCGTACTTTGAGAGAGAACGTTGAGTTATTCTCTGCTGAAGATGGTGTTGCAACCTACTTGACTGAGAATGGTTCAGTGATTAGCGGTAAATACGCCTTCAAACCAAATCTGAAACTTTCCAAGATTGTTGTCGAAAACGCAGAAGTCCTTGAAAACAAGAAAGCATTTGAAGAGGCTACTGATAAGAAAGTAATGAAAGTTCTTTCTAATCTTCTTGAGGATGATTATCAATCGGCTGAAGGCTCCTTTGACAAGATTCTCTCCATGTATGAAACTAAGCTAACGTACAAGAGAATCAAGGATAGGCTGGAGGAAAAGACTGCGAGATTTGGAGAATCAACTAAAATTGTGTCATCTAAAGAGTTCAGTCGAGTTAACGAAATTAAAGATCAATTGGTTGAATTCCTTAAGGAGAACGAAGATCTACTTCAATCCACGGGTATGAAGACAGGTATGAAACTTGTTAATCTTGTCTCTACCAGCTTTGATCTTCCAAAGAAAACAGTGGATCAGCTTCAGGAAGAATCAGAGATTCAAGTTAATTTTGTTGGAAAAACAAATTTATATGAGCATCTTTGCAGAAAGGAGCTTATTCAAAAAGAACTTCTAGAGGCCAAGAGAAACTTTGATAACATTTGGGTTGATAGTGCTAGCGTTCAAGATCTAGCCTCAATGATCTTTGAAAGTGACAATGACTCCGTTAGGCATCAGGTTGCTCAAGTAGTATCAGATGCTCCTTACCTTGCATTGGCTACCAAGAAACAAATCACAGGACTCATCGGTAATTGTTTATCAATAAATGAAGTTAAGGTTTCTCAAAAAGATATTAACAAGTTTGCTACTAAGATCCATGAGATGAAGAAACCCATCAAGCAGTATGTCCTTGATGTTCTAAACGAGAAGTATGGTATTGATGTTCGCAAATTGGATGAAGTTCCGACCTTCAGAACTTTGACCATGACTGAGGGTGAGATCATTTCTCAAATAGCAAAGCATGCCCCTGGTGATTCGATCATTCAAAAAACCTTACTAGAATTTGTTAATAGCTTACAAACTAAAAACGGTGCTGAGGCGATTGATTTAGCTGTTTTCCTTGAGGAGGTATTCGGAGATGCTGGTCACGGTGAATCTCTTAATGAAGCTAGCTTAATGGATTACATGGATTTCACTAAAGTCGCTGACGACCTCGGCAAGATTGGACAAGTTTTGAAGATGCTAGTCCCAGCGGTCGAAAACGCTGCTGAAGAGTTGAAAGATGAAGCTGAAGAGGAGGCCACTGGGGGAGAAGAGGAAATGGATACTAAGGACCCCCTAGGCACCCCCGATGAACTAGACAGCAACTCAGAGGTTCCTACAAATGATGCTGATAAAGATGCTGAAGAGGCTGCCGAAAAAGTAAAATCTGAAGTGAAGGATGAGGAAGAGAAGGCATCTGAAGATATGCCAAAAGAGGAGGATCAGGATGACGAAGAAGAAGAGGAAGAAAAAATGGATCAAGACGATCTTACTTCACTTCTCTCTAAGTTAGAAGATCTTTTAGATGATATTAAGCCTGATTCAGACGAAGATAAGAAGGAAGATCCTGAGCAGTACAAAACATAAAGGAGGCGTGAATGGGCTTTAATAAAATACCACTTGCCCTGAAATTTGATGACGCCACTGGTAATTCAACAGGGTTAAAAGAGTTTACTCTTAATCTATCCGACGTTGGTGATGTTTGCACGACAGCACCCACTGAGGGTCAACTTTTGGGTTACGATGGTGATAGGTGGTGTGTTACATCTATTACTACCGGAGGTGGCGGCGGTGGTGGAGCCTCAGTAACAGGAGTTCCCACGGGCAACCTTGGGCAAATAGTTACTTATGCTTCACTTAATACTCCTCAGGCACTTAGTCCAACTGCAACGCCTTTGAGTCTGGCAACTACCGGAATTGTTGAAACTCAAATTCAAGACAGCTTGGTAGTATATGCTACAACCGCACTAGTGAGCACTACATCGGGAGAACTCGTTCCGAGAACTGGGCCGGTCAATGTAGTTGGTCCTATCACTTTTACCACTAATGAGCCTCAATTTCCCGTAGGGTTAAACGTTACCGGCCCAGCAGTATTTACCGGGGTAGTCTCCTTTACAGAAAAACCTAAGGTTGCTGGAAATGACATTGTAATTAACTCAGACCTCGCTGCTTATGCCACGAATGCTAACCTAACGACTACTGGTGCAGCATTAATCACTACACAAGCTGCTTTAGCCGCTACTGGTGCAGCATTAGTCACCACACAAGATGCTTTAGCCGCCACAGGTGCGCTGCTAGCCACTGCCCTTCAAAAGCCTTCCACGGCTGGCGCTGGTGCCGGGGATCTTCTGCTTTACAATGCGGGTAATAATACGGCTACCACCTCAGTTGCAGACTTCATAGCAGATCAAGATCTTGTTGTTGAATCGGATCTGAATGCATATGCAACAACAGCATTTACAGATTCAAAATATAATACTACGGCAACATTCTTCGCTACAACCGCAACCCTAGCCACTAATGCCAATCTTTCTCTTACAGCGGCGGCAGCCGTGCAGGTTGCTGATACCACTGCTAACTCCAGAACATTCTTGGGAACAAATGCTAACATTCAGAATCTCAATAATGTTGACTTTGACGATATTACTACACCTCAAATTCTCGTAAGAACTGGTTCTAAAGTTTTTGCTAGTTCTCTGAATATCGGAGGGTCCAACTTTCTATTCAATGAGGACGGTTTAGGTGGTGGGGAGATAGATTTTACCCCTTCCAGTGCCTCTACTGACTCAGCCCTCGTAATAGCAAACGTATCAGCAGACAACCTTAATGTTTTTAGAACAGGTCAGATGAACCCAACCTGTTACATCCATGAATCAGATTGGCTTGCTGCTGGCACTAGTCCAAATGGTTTTGGGCAGTCAAATGCAGGCACGGGTGCAGGCACAGGTCAATGCTTTGATAATGATGTGATGCATCCTGACAAGGGAACCATCGGTGTATTTGAGATAAGATCAGGAACGGACGCTTTTGGTAGATGCTTTGTAACAACTTTTAACAATGCCCTGGCGGTTAGTTCATGTTCTGTATCATTCACAAGTAGAATAGCCCCGAGCGGTCTTTGGGTAAACGGTTCCAACGAAGGAAAAATGTGCTTTGGAATCAGGAATGGTACTAGCAATGCTGCTGCCACTTATGCCATGGAATTCCAATATGGTGCGGGAGGAGGAGAGACTAATACCACTTGGTCAGCAGTTGTAACCGACAACAGCAATTCTACGGTCTCCGATACAGGAGTTGTGGTGTCCGCTCAAGAATTTAACGTGCTTCAAGTAAGCTGTAACCAGGACTGGAGTGAGGTAGATTTCTATGTTGATGGTGTTAACAAGGCTCAGTTTAGTTTAGCAGCAGGACATAAGATACCTGACAGCAGATTTAACAGACTGGGTCTGGCCTGGGCTATTAACAATGCTAATATCTTTAGCACATCAAATACCACAGATGGCAATGAAATATTTGTAGACTGGCACCAGTATAGGCTTAAGGCTACTACTAGGGTATCGGGGAACAGAGGTAAGGACCTAATTCAGTAGCATATCACCACGCTTAAGAGAATTGAATAAGCGTGTGTAGAATAGCTCTCTTAGAGAATCTAATTGTCTGATAAGACTAGTAAGATCCCTTACAGTGGTTTCATTGATCTTGCCATTAGATTTCATCTCGTTTAGCATTTCAACGCATGCATCAATTAAATTGGTTTGATCTTTTGTAATTTTGTTGATCGTGTCGATCTGCGCTTCTTTTGTAATAATTTCAGAATCGGACATTATGTACCTCGAACTTTAACCTTTTGTAGTGTTGTATTCTCTGTTTCGAATGACTTTCTAGGTAAGGAGCACGATCGTAAAAATCATAAAAATACATGATGTCTTTACCTTCTGCTTTGCGAATACCTCTACCTAATCCCTGTAGTGTGGGAACCTCACCTGATAATCCTCTAGCGTTAATCATGTGAGTAATTTCATCAATACTAATACCAGTTTGCATAACGTTTGTGCCGATGATTGTAGAGGCCTTATCGTCCCTTACAAACTTGTTGATGATATCGTATCTACTATCAATGTCATCCTTACCCTCGATAGTGTAGCAATTATCAATTCTTTGTTGTAAATTTTCAATATGCTGCAAGTTCTTTACTAGAATTAAAATCTTAGCGTTAGGATTGGATTGATATATTTTTGATACAATTGTTTTAATCTTATCATTACGAGTGTCGCAGTTTACCACGTATTGATCGTATATATCAAGATAGGATAAGTCATCCTCCACTGCGTCCTCTAGTGATATACTGGTATTATCTACGATCTGGATAATTGGCTTTGCAAGAGCACCGTCCTTGATAAGGTCTTCTGCTGTTCTGGTAGTGTAGACTGCTCCAAAAGATCCCTCTAAGACCATCCTAGCGTTAATGTCTTTTGCATTCTCTCTAGGGGGAGTAGCAGTAAATGCAAGCCTATAACGAGCATTAGGAAAACTTTCAATGGCTGCTATGGTCGTCTCACCTCGGCAAAATTGATGTGCCTCATCAACCATCAATATACTTGACTCATGCAAGTGAGTGTCCACAATCCTTTCAATACTTTGAACGGTAGACAGCATAATCTTACCAGGAACATAGCCCTCTCCTGAGTTATACCCTAGGTCCTTAATACCACACTTCTTAAAAAACTCGTAAGTTTGGTTAAGAATTCCTTTTTCTCTAAAAAGAATAACTGCGGATGGACTATCTCCCCATTGCAGCGCGGCAATACATCCCGCCATAATTAAGGTTTTGCCAGATCCTGTTGGACTATCAATTATTGCTCTTTTTCTTCTAAGACATTTATAAATGGCTCTCTCTTGATAATCTCGATATTGAAAATTACCAAGTTCTGGAATGAAATATTCCTCCGGTTCGTTTTTGTTTTCCCATTCAATTTCTTTAACGCCAATTTCTTCTAAGTCTTTTTGTATTCTGGACAATAGGCCGGTTCTAAACTTACCGTTGGCTCCAAAGTATCTTTTCTTACCATCCCATCTTCTCTTTTTGTAAGCCTGAGAATATTCGTGTCCAGGCACTGAAAAAGAATATTTATCCCTCAAAGCTGAGATGATTTTTGGGTTATCCGTTTCCAAGGTAGACGTTAAGTTGCCTACGGTGATTTTCATATACTATAATAGTAATTGTTACAAGGGTATTATATGAACAAAAACAAACAAATTATAGGTGATTCAAAAGACCCCAGAGAACAAGCGTTAGATGCCTTATTCTCAGACCCGAATGATGAAACCTTGATGATTACCGAATTACCTTCTAGAGGTAAGTTTTATCCTGCTTTTAAAGGTGTTGAGATAAAACCTTTAACGTTTTTAGACGAACAGAAAATTCTAAACGCTAAAGACACAAATAATGATATTGTTTCTAAGCTTCTTGAAAAAACCATTGATGGGGTATCAGTAGATGATCTACTATCGATGGATAAGATGTTTTTGTTGATGAAAGTTAGAGAGCTTTCCTATGGAGCAGAATATGACTTTAACATTACCTGTCCTGCATGTAGCTCGGATATTAAAACTTCTCTAGTGCTGTCTGAGCACCTCAATATGACTCAAGTTCCTGAAGATCTGGAGGATCCCAGGGAATTTACACTTCCAAAACTAGGTGTCAAGGTGGAGGTGAGGTTTCCAAGAAGCAGCGAGGAAATGCTAATGGCTGAACCTGAAGAAGCCTATAAAAATATATACAGATTTATTGTATCTATAAATGGCACCAAGGATCCCATATTTATATCAAAAGCTCTAAAAAGAATGCACCTTCAAGATATTAAAAAAATAATATCGGAGATAAACAAATCAGAATATGGTATAGATCCTAAATTTATATTCGAGTGTCCTGATTGTGCCTACACGGAGACCATGGCAGTCCCGATGGGTGTCAGTTTTTTTTCAGTGAGCTAACTGACAGTTTATCCTCAGAGGATCTTCTTTATCAAGCGTATATATTAGTAAATAAGGTAGGCTTATCATACTCAGACGTAAAGATTATGACTCAAAAAGAGCGATTAGCCTTCATTAATTTTTACAGCGAGGAAATAAAGAAGCTGGAGAGTTAGCATGAAAATCAATGGAAATCAAGTTACTACAAGACACGAGAGACCCACTGTTTTGGGTCCTACTGCCCTGATATTGTATTTTATCAACGACGGACAGTATGTGGACCCTCACTCTATTAGCGGAGTATCGATCTTTGCTGCATCCGACAATCAGTCTCCAAGTTCAGTTATAAGTTCTGAAGGAGAGATTAAGTCTGATGTTACGGGTAGCGTGCTCATGCATTTCTCTAATAGTGCAGCGATAACCACCAATTCAGCCTTTGACGCAAGTAATTACACCCCTGATGTAGTTGGTGCCGCGTCCGGTATTTATAAGTTGGAGACGGGTAAATTCGCATGTGTATTAGATACGCCAGCCGTTATTCCTAGCGGTGTATTCAATCTCTCGGGAGATACCACGATAGCTAATACTGTCTCCTCTACTGGAGATTATATCGACGTTTGGACGGTTAAGCGAGTTGCCGGATCAGATCTAGACACAATAATTAATGAATTTACATTAACCGAAGACAGGTTCTTTGGTGTTACAGAGCCGCTTCTTTTCCGCGTGGCTACTAGACTTGAAAACAATTTCGTAGTCCTGGGCTCTAAGGTTGATCTCAAATTTACTAACGAGTTTACTTTAGAGAATGCCAATATTGATCGAAGCATAGTAAACCTATTCAAGCAGTCGTTAGTAACTGACCCGATGATCGAGATATACAAGAAAAATCAAGACCGAAACCTGGAAGCAAGAGTCGAAGTCTCAGGTTACTCTGCTACCTCAGGGCTGGTTGATACCACGGCTGAAAACACTGTAATCTTCACCTTAGACACAGAAGCTCTAAAAACACATCCTAAACTTCTGGATGGTACTTTTGGATCTATGACTGGGACTTATGTCGCAAGGCTTAAGTTTAATGCACTGAATCAAACCATTGTCTCAAATGACATGGCATTTATCATACGGTAATTGAATGGCAGACGATCCTAAAAAGGGAACTGGTAAAAAGCCTGAAGGTTCAGGTCGAAGACTTTACACTGATGAAAATCCTAGCGATACAGTCAGTGTAAAGTTTAGCACGGTGGGTGATGTTAGGGATACGCTATCTAAAGGATCTTTTAAATCTAAACCTCATAAAAGGCAATCTCAGATAATAAACCTAATCCATCAAAGGGTTAGAGTTGCCATGAAAAGAACCAAGGATCCTGAGAAAAAGAAAAGTCTATCAGCGGCCTTCAAATATATTACGGGCCGTAAAGAGGCCAGTAAGAGAAAGACTCAAAGGATGAATAAAAGTCCTAAATAGTGCAACCCTTTTCATAGGCTAGATATGTCAAATGAAGCTCATCTAGTTTGCCAGTCTTTTCAGCCGATTTCTTAAGAAAGTCTGGCCCTTTCTTAATCAAGATCTCATTCCAGTCTTTGAAGGGCTCAGGCGGCACAACAGTGTGTAGGTCGTCTCTGCGTATCCAGTGAGCTAGCTGCATAAACTTCTTGCGGCCCGTGATGCCTGCGTCGTCACTATCAAAGGCGCACACCAAGGGTCCTGCATACTGACTAAGTTGAAGCATCTGCTCACGGCTTGTAAAGCAGCTTAGAGTGGTCGTGGCGTTTAACCCAACCGCCTGTAGGCTAAGGCAATCAAAGACGCCCTCAGTGATGTACAGAGGCTCTTGAGAGCCGTAATCAAAGGGGTATAGAACCTGCGAACTCTTAAGGTTTTTACAGTTGAGGTATTTGGGTTGTTCATCACCAAGAGCCCGTCCTTGGAAATAGAATAGCTTACCGTTACGATTGATGAAGGGAATTATTAATCTACCTCGGTATTTACCGCTAGTGGCAACATAGAATTTGAATTGACCCACGCCACGAGACTCAACAAAAGGATGATCCTCAACAACCTTAAAGTTCTCAGCATCATCAAGGTCGGAATCAATCTGGTTAGGATCAAACTCCTCGATAGGGCGGCGACCCTTGTAGCCTGCCATAAAGTCTTCAAAGACAAACTTCTCGTAAGCCTCACGGTAGCTACATTTTTCTAGGATGGCATATAGCTTAAGAAAGTTGCCTACCTCACCAGTCTTAAAGCATCTCCAAAGCCCAGTCTCAATATTGATAGACATGTGGCGTTTATAGTCATTATCTATGAATATTGAAGGAACTACTAGTTCGGTATCGTCACTCGAAAGTCTATAATTAGACTGGAACTTCTCCAGACAATATTTTCTAATATAAGAATCAGATCCCATGTTCATAAATAGTATTAGTGCCTCTAAGAGTGACATCATAGACCAGTGCCTGTGGAAGTACAGACTGAAATATATCTTGAAGCTGCCGGGATTCGGCTCGAAGAATGAGGATGCTTTGAACTTCGGGTCTTTTATTCACAAGATATTTGAACTGGGCTATAAAGAGAAGGACATGAAGT